CATCCCCGACAAATCGGACCGCATTCGTTGCAAGAGCCAGCATCTTCGGTGTGTAAATGCAGTTAGGATCCCAATCTGGGGTCGGCGGATCGTTGTAGGGCATCGCGCCGAGGCCGGCGGCCTCGTAGTCGGCGCCGGTCAATACGAGATGAACGCCTGGCGCGGTAGTCGCTCGTGAAGTGTTAATGGAATTAATCTTGGCGTGGGCATGGGGGGAGCGTAGGACAAACGCATGTAGTGTATCATCCAGTTTGATATCGTCCACATAACGGCCTTGTCCGGTCAGAAATATTGGATCCTCAGTACGCCGGACCGGTTGGCCTATACCAAATGCACCCATGGGGGTTCTCCAGATATTTAAACTTTTTGAAAACAATTTATAAACGCTGAGAACCCTATCTACCAGACAACTGAGCAAGATTATTCAGGGACAAAGCCTGATAGGCGGAAAGGTATATGCGCAACGTAAAAATGTAACTTAAAGTTACCTCTATTTACCCCTAAAATACATCAATTTACCCTTTAATTTAGTTTTGTAGAAGTAGGAGGTCCTCAGTTCGATATTGCTGACCTCGAGAAACAAACGTATCTAAGTTCAAATTAAGAACTGGATTTTCTGTACGTATTTGAGAGGAAACAAAACTGATTGGAGATGGTTGGATACAATTCACTAACACTTTGGTGACTCAATGTATTGCAAAATATTCCTGGTATTCCCAATCAGTAACTTCTGAGAAAAATTGAGTTACTTCGACAGGTGAGCTTATATTAAATGAAGTCACAAATCTCGTATTATCCCAGGAGGATACAATAGATGGAGCCCTTGCCCCCGGTGACGAGAAAGCTGTTCTTGGACTTGCTAAGCCGTATTTGTAATGTTTTAAAAAACCCCTGTTTAGATGAGTTTCTTTGAACAAATGATTTAAAATTGAACAGACACACCTAAATTGATGCGAAAGTTCAAAAATACGTGTATGGTGAGGAGATGAAAGCAAAGATTTATCGACCTGCTAAAACTGCTATGCAATCCGGCATAGCAAATGTTCGTCACTGGATAATTGAATACGAACCTGAAGAAGCAAAAAAAATTGATCCATTGATGGGGTGGGTTGGTTCTGGGGATATGAGGGGGCAACTGAAACTAAGATTTGATACCAAGGATGCAGCCATCTCTTATGCGGAGCGCAATGCTCTTTCTTATCAAATAGCGGAACCTAACCTTCAACGGGTTATCCTAAAAAGCTATTCCGATAACTTTAAATACGAAAAAGTTGAATAGTTTTATCTTGGACTGTCATGGCCCCGTAGCTCAGCTGGATAGAGCATCGGATTTCTAATCCGACGGTCACAGGTTCGAATCCTGTCGGGGTCACCAGCTTTAACGGCGGGTTTCTGCGGTTTTCTAACTAGGTGCGTCGGATCTAAAACGGCCTTGGTGCCATCTTGGTGCCGAATAAAATCGGCCCATGTGCATCGGATTTCTCAGAGTCAGGTTTCATACCGCTTTGGTAACGAGTCGCCGGAAATGTCGGATAATGTCCTATTGGCTTGCATCTCTCTAAATTTATTATGGAGAGCATCATGTCTAAAAAAATCACTTCCCATAAAAATTTAAGCATCCGTTGGCGTAAAGACCGCAATTGTTTTCTCTTGGATTTACGTCCCATAGGTGGCGAGAGGCAAAATTTTGATACCAAAGCCGAAGCCACCCAACACGCCAAAGAGATGTTCGAGATATTCGAATCCGGCAAGCCCGCCACCGAGATTAAGCCTTGGACGGTCGAGAAGGGCATCGAACACTATATTGCTAACGCTGAACGCCGCGTTGCCGATCCTGATGACAATTACGGGCCTTGCAGCTTTACCAACCAGCGCTGCCATTTAAATAATTGTGCCAAGCTTACTATTGACGGTTTGGCTTTGGCCAAGAGAAACATTGCTGACCTTGATGTAGACTTTATTGAGCAAGAGTTCTGGCCAGCGCTGAAAGCGGATTGCAATACCAGCGTTACAGCCCTTAACCGCTTTGGGGCCTTCCGGCAGATGATATTTTATTGTGTTAAACGGAAGCAAATATCGGTTAACGTCTGCTCAATAGCGGATATTAAAAAACCCAACCGAGTGGATCTTTGGCATAACAAGGTCAAAAAAAGTATGGCCAAGGTTAACCCCTGAGCAAAAAGAAGTGCTGGCAACACTCGAAGCCGCTGGTTGCCATACAGCCGTCTGTAGAAGTCTCGAAGACGTCAAAACATTTTTATCACTGCTTATCAAATTAAAATGCGATTAAGCGTACACGACATCATGGCAACGGTGGCCAATGCCTACGGTTTGGGTATTGCCGATCTAAGGGGTCAAAGAAAAAGTAGGTCTTTCTCGCACCCCAGAATGATTGGGATGTGGTTAGCTGCTGAATTGCTGACCGATAAATCGTTACCACAATTAGGTCGGGCATTTAATAAAGACCACACAACCGTAATGCATGCACGGTCTCGAGCCAGAATTATTGTCTCTCAAAGCCTTGAGCATATCGAAAAAGTTACGGCCATTATTGCTGACTTAAAACGGATAGCCAAAGATGGTTAAAGTGCTTTGGCATATAGATATGGTTCGCTTGCTAGGGTTGGAGAAAACTCAGGACCGCCGCCAAGACGTCAGAAATCTATTGGATGGCGTACGCAAGCACAGCAACTCAGCATATAAAGGTGTAGTGCAGGGAAGCCGCCCAAGCAGAGCAGATAAGAGCGACCAACAAATAGCTGTCGGGATGTCACGCCAAACCGCAGCGGCTTACTGGATGGCAAGGATCAACGGCGATGTATGAGCCAAAAGATCCTAATTTAGCGATAATACATAAGTTCTTATTACAAGCAGCGGAAACCGAAAGGCGTATGCCCCCGGTGCGTAATAAAGGGACGGTCACCGTGTGGCCAGAAGTTGCAGCAGAACGCAACGTTGATTTTAGACCGGATAAAACATTCGTCACAGTTTGCCGTGCCACCAACAAGCAGATTGATAACCACGCCCATGCAGATGATTTGATTAATTTACTGGATGAAGAAGACCGTTTGCTGGTGCGGAAGGTTTTAAAGAAGGCATGCTTTCGTAGGGTTCCACCATGGCATCAACTTGCAAAACACTTCCATTGTGACCGCCGGACGGTGACACGACGGTATGAAAAGGCCCTCTTTGTCCTACTTTGTCGGGATACATCTAGGAATGTACGGCTAGTCAAAAAGTACCGATTGGCGTAATTTCTTATGAGAAATCTGTTATTGTCGAAGCGACCTGCCTCTTCACCAGAGCAAGAGTTGTGGTGTGGAGTGCTATTCCAGGCTGTCAGAGATGCAGCACGGCTCCATGAGTTGGAAGCCCGCCAAGTCCGCCGGGGCAATTCAAGCGAAACTTACCACCTCCAACGCGATTTAACAGCGGCTCGCCTAGCTATGCGATGGCTGACCCAGCCGAGTAGGGATTTGAGCGAGGTGTGCTTACTCGCTGGCATTGACGAGGAAGCTATCTTGGATCGACGTGAGAGTTTTCTAGCTGGGCGGTTTGGCGAGTTTAAGCCGCTTATAGCTTCTCATGAGTAGCTGCCACCAACAGCTTGCATTTGAAAGCACCTCCTGTAGACAAAAAATAATATAAAGGGGGCATTGAATTGCAGCCATGAGTTGCTGCCACTCATAGCTGCCACTAGAAGCGCACCCGCTGAACATAATATCGCCGGAATAAGTTGTAAAAGTTATCCCCGATATCCTCATGGCCCAGAAGGCGTTATGGCTTGGTGGTGGGTATCCTAGGAGTGTATATAATTATAAATGGACGACATAGATAAACCGAAACACTACACCCAAGGCAAAGTTGAATGCCTCGATGCCATCGATGCGATGCTCGAAGATAGCAGCCGGATCGATTTCTACCGTAGCCAGATTATCAAATATATGTGGCGGCTTCGCGATAAGGGCGACCCACTAAAGGACGCCAAGAAAGCTGAGTTCTACCTTTGCCGCTTAATTCAAAAGCTGAGTTAACCTCACTTCAAGCCAAGCGAGTGCGACCCCGAGCCAACCGGTTATACCAACCATTAGCAGGTACATGTTTAGCGGGAAGATGTAGAAGGCTGTTAAGGCCAAGCCAGCAATAATTAACAAGCTACTCACCCACTTGGTGAACCTGAACAGATTTAAATTTTGGAAATTCATTTTAGTACGTCCGAATAAGGGCGCTGGTATACGCTGGTTCGAGTCAGGTGGGTAACGTTAAAAGGTCAGACCAGCCATGCAGATAAGTGTTAAGTCCGACGTTGATAAAGCTCTCAAAAGTATGAGGGGTTTGCAGCGGAAGCAGATGCCCTTTGCCGCTGCACTGGGTCTTAGCATGACAGCCAAGAAGGTTGCCAAGGTTGAGCAACGCATGATGGTTCGAGAACTGGATCGGCCCACGCCGTTCACCATCAAAGGTGTTAGGTGGCAGGGTGCAAGCAAGAATGATTTCAAGACGGGTCGGTTGCACTCACGTGTTTACTTGATGCCTACCCAAGCTGAGTACCTACGCTTTCAGATCGAAGGTGGCACTCGAACGCCGAAGGGTACGGCCATCGCGGTGCCAACCAGTAACGTTAAGCTTAATCGCTATGGTAACCTCGCTGGTGGTCAGGGACGCATCAAACGTTTGTTAGCCAAGAAGAATGTATTTCAAGGCACCATCGGTGGTGTTGCTGGTGTTTGGCAAAGACCCAAGCGTGGGAAGCGCAGTCGAGGTGGCAGCGGCACGATAGGTCAGTCAGGCTTGAAGTTGCTAGTCGCTTATGAAAGCTCGACGCAGTATCAGCCTCGGTTTGATTTCTACGGAATTGCCCAGCGCAGCGTTAGAACGACTATCGGTAAGGAGATGGATAAGGCTATCGCAAGGGCATTACGTTCTGCCAAGTGATGGGTCAAAAAAGTATAAGCTCCCCTACAAACGCAAGCCCATACAGGAAACTAAAACCGAGGTTGGCTTTATAAAAACCTTCGGCGTCCCATTCCCCTTTTTTGCCAGCGATGGCGATCACAAACAAGATTGCCGCTGTAATTAGAAAGGTGAATGCAAGCATAATTTAATCCCCCTTGAGCAGAAGTCGTTTCATGGCTTCATCATAAGCTAAGGAGATGGATAAGGCTATTGGTCGGGCGTTGCGGTCTGCGAAGTGAGGCGAGTGAGCGGATCACTCATGTCTTCGTGACCACGTCCCGGCCAGAGAGCTGTTCTACGGTTTTACCTGTTTCTTGGAAGGTGCGCGTAACCTCATCCGTATCGTAGACCCAAGATGTAGTCATGCGGTCATCACCCACATTGAGAAAACGGTGCCACGTCCCGGCCTTGATGTAAATCGTATCCATTACATTCACTTCTGAACGTTCTCCTTCTATTTCAACGGCGGCCTTACCTTCGATGAGGGTCACCTGTTCATCACAATTATGTTTGTGAACTGGACCTTCTTTGCCCGGAGGAAAACTTGTAAGTCCCGTGGTAATACGTGAACCACACACATCTTTTCCAGCGATTAAGGTAGTTTCAACACCGTCTCCGCGCGCATGCACCGGCAAATCTTTGATCCTCAATATCATAGTTTCTGACATTAACTTTCCCTCTAACACTATTGGCTAACCTACCAAGTTGATGATTCCTAAGATAAGCATGGCCATAACGAACATGCCAATGATGCGACCAGCAACCCGTTTCATTTGCGCCCAGCGTCCAGCTTGAGCAGTAATCTTGGACTGCATTTTTTTATACTGAAGATGGTCCATTAATAAGCTTAACCCAACGGGTCCTTACTGAGCAATCCATTGCAGGTTATTCGCGATGGCAATCGTTTTCTAGTCACAGAAATTTTGAAAGGGCGCTTCTCATCAGAGGGGCGGGGATAACGTGGATAAACTATTCGACGGTATACGTTGGGTTACGACTCGGATCTACCGAGCAAGCTGCACCCTGATTAACGGCTTTTGGCTGTTGGTACGCCTGATAGGGCTTATGGTGTTGGCTTGCTGTCATTGCCTTTATGAGATCGTCAAGGCAATCGGTAAGTGGCCGAGCTTCTTTATGAACGCATGGCGGGAACGCTAATGTTTAATACACGGGAGCTGCTACTGGCATCGGTATCATTCACATTCTTTGTATTCGTTTTTTGGCTGCTAACACCGTGAAGACCACATACCCCATCAAGACCATCTGCCAGATACTTGATTTAACCGAGCGCCGTGTACGTCAATTGGTGACCGACGGTATCTTGCCCAAGAACTCAGAGCGGGGCCGTTACGAGCTAATCCCGACCGTGAAGGGATATATCCACTGGTTGCGCGATCGTAGTTTATACGGTGAGGCCAAAGCCAAGAGCGGCAACGTGGTTTCACTGGATGAAGCCCGCCGAAGAAAGCTTATTGCCGAGGCCGAGCTGGCCGAGCTGGAACTGCAAAAGGAACGCGGTGAAGTTGTCAGCATTGAAGAAACCGAAAAGCGCTGGACTGAAATCCTGGGTGCCGTTCGGGCAAAGATATTAGCTCTCCCTACAACAATGGCAGCGGTATCCGCTGTTGAATCTGATCAAAAGATCGTCAAGGAGCTGCTTACCAAATCTGTTGAGCAAGCCCTACTGGAATTAAGTGCAATAGATGTCGGACCAAGCAGAGAAGTTAGCGCAAGCAGCGACCAGAACTCTTCGGAGAATGTCGCCACCGCCTCGTCTAACAGTTAGCGAATGGGCCGACGCAGAAAGGCGTCTTTCACCTGAAGCCAGTGCAGAAGCTGGATGGTGGAATACCGATCGAGCAGCCTACCAACGCGGCATCATGGATTGCATTAACGATCCGGCCATCGAGAACATTGTTATCATGTCAGCGGCCCAGATCGGCAAGACCGAGATACTTTTAAACATCCTTGGCTATTACATCAGCCACGACCCAAGTCCAATTCTCGTATTGCAGCCAACATTAAGTATGGCTCAGGCATTTTCGAAGGACCGATTGGCTCCCATGTTGAGGGATACACCTTGCCTCGCTGGCAAAGTCCAAGACCCAAGGTCACGAGATAGTAATAACACCACTTTGCATAAGGCATTTTCTGGTGGTCACTTAAACTTCACTGGTAGTGCGGGAGGGGGCGGGGCTAGTGACTTTGGTGGTGGCTCCTTCTTTGGTGGTTCATCTATAAGTACTGGAGGGGGTTCTGCCGAAACAGGAACAAATGGTAAGGCATATGGTGGTGGTGGTACTGGTGGATCTTCAGGTAGTACTGGCGCTGCTGGTGTCGTATATGTTGAGGAGTATACATAATGAAGAAAGCACTAGTACATGAATCTCGAATTTGTGAGTTTGGAACACCTTTTCCTGTCCATGAAAGTCTTACATGGGTAGATGTAGCTGACGACACTACTCAACAGGATACGTATGTAGACGGCGCAGTTGTTAAATATGTTGAACCAGTTCCAACTACCCTAGAGAAAATAATGGATCTGGAATCCGCTGTTACACAACGTCGAATGCGTGATGCGTTTAGCGGAGATGCTGATGCTCTCAAATTTATAGCTGATGTCGAGGATGAAATTGCCATCGAGCGCGGTAAACTTTGATGGAAAAGTGCATTCATTGCACCCACGCCTGTCATTGCTCTGAAATATGCCCAAACTGCTCATGCGACGACTGTAACTGCCGCGAAGAGGACGAATAATGTATGGAGCTAATCACTTCGCACTGGCACCAGATTGTATTCATAATCGGCCTGATAGTTGTGGCCGTGAAGTTAAACGCCCAAGTTAAGGAAATTCAAAAAGACCTTGATAGCATCGAAAAGCGTGACACTTACGTGGAGACTGTGAAGCTCCGCGCTGAAGTTGACCAGCTACGAAGTCAGGTCGGCGCTCTTTGGGATTTTACAAATAAGCTCAGAGATAAATTTAACGGCAGCCATTAATAAGGAGAAGCATCTTTTGTGGTTTTCAATAGTAGTTTTTACAGCGATGGGAATGCCGCTCGTTCAAATAGATGACCGGCGTGGCCCATATGAAAATATTCAGATTTGCTACACGCGTGGTGCCGAAGTCATTAAGGATCTACACGGCAAGTTCCCGCCCATAATTCATGCCCAAGCGTTCTGCGTTGATAAAACCGCGAAAGTAGCTGAGAAAAAAGTGTAACCTCCCAAGGTGAATGTTATTTCATCACACCGGGCCTACCCACCATCAACCATCCACTACCAATAGCTCTTTGCCGCGCATTGGCCCCCGTTCTTGAATATGACGTTTTGATAGTGGCACACACGTCACCATCCATTTCACAGATAGCTATTTTCTGGACGCCACCTTGAGCATATGCAGGGTCAATCATAGGCAATCCTCTTAGCCCAATTACTGCGAGTGAAACCGCGATGACGGTCAGGCAACCCTTGGTGTAACGATCATTCATAAAACGCTCCTGTTAACTATGCGAAGGACACTATATGGCTACCCAGCTCACCGATG